ATAACACGCTATGACTAATTTAATGGTCAAAGTGCTTCTTTGTCCCATCAGTGTTATTGAACTTGTATTCCATTTGATCTTGCTGCCGTTTCGTGGTTGTTATTGGTTGGCAGGGAGCATATGCGAGGCGTTAGTGTCCACCATTGACTATATTGTGTTTGCCAAATGGAAGTTGGAAAATGTCGTTTCCAGTTTGATACAAGAGTATCAAACCGAGGTTTGTGATGAAGAATTGATGGAGAAAGCCTTGTTGGGGAAAACCAAAGAATACCCTGTTGGTAAATTTGCCATGTACATTGGGAAGCGAGCATATCTGCAGTTTGGCGCTCGGAGCAATAGTACAGCGAATAAAATGGTGACCCGAAAATGGGTTCGTAATTTGCTACAGGAGGAGTATAAAACATTGCGTATAACGGATATGGTTAATATAATGGACCAAGCAGTGTTTTACTCATTTATACCCACGAGTGTACACGCTAAGTGTGAGGAGATGGCCTCCACCAGCGCGTACATGGAGATGTTGCCGAAAGGCAATACCTCCAGCTAGGGGTGCCCAGTGATTTTGACCGGCCAGACATGTTCTGAAACTAAGGCGCCTATATTGGAGTCTGGCTTGGTGGAGGTCGCGCCTGATTCATTGGGTATGACAAAGGAAAGACGGTTTGTTCGAATAGCCGGCATTGCAGATGAGGTAGTCATCAAGCCGTTTAATCACACTCTCTCGACATTATTGAGAGCAGTATCAGAGCGTGTGTTTTTCGTTAAGGAAAACGGATGTTTTGTACGGCCACCACAACCTAAGAATTTTTCTGCTGCACTTTTGGTAGTGCAACGGAGGCTTAAACGTTTGTTACCGCGTACCACCCCCTGGAGCACTGAGGAATTCATTGCTTCATGTAAGGGTGCTAAGCAGCGCAGATATGAAGCTGCCGCTGAGTCTCTTCTGCAGGGGAGACTTAGTGAGCGAGATTCTCATGTTGAGGTATTTATTAAGTATGAGAAGACCGATTGTACGAGTAAAGTTGATCCTGTGCCGAGGGTAATTTCACCCAGAACGTCAAGATATAATTTGATGCTGGGCAAATATATTAAGAAGCTTGAGCACAGAATATTTAAATCCATAAAACAACTTTACGGATCACCCACCGTGTTGAAAGGGTATAACGCTTACCAGTCAGCTAACATACTTAGGTCAAAATGGGACAGATTCTCCGCACCAGTTGCCGTGGGCTTAGATGCCTCGCGGTTTGATCAACATGTTTCAGTCGCTGCGTTGGAATGGGAACATGACATTTATTTGTCGTGTATCCCCAATGCTAAACAAAAAAATAAGTTGCGACATTTGTTGAAACAACAGTTGGTTAACAGGTGCAAGGGATATTGCCCTGATGGAAGATTAAAATACACAATTGAGGGCACCAGGATGTCTGGTGATATGAACACCTCATTAGGAAATTGTGTACTCATGTGTTCCATGATCTATCAGTATGCGTATGACAAAAATGTTGACATTGAACTTGTCAACAACGGTGATGATTGTGTAGTGATCCTTGAGGAAGAAGCGTTGGAGCATTTCAGTGCTGGATTATTTGAGTGGTTTTACGACATGGGTTTCAATATGAAAATTGAAAAACCTGTGTATCAGTTTGGTGAAATAGAATTTTGCCAAACTAAACCCATATTCGATGGGAACAGATGGTTGATGTGTCGTAGTCCTAAGGCTGTATTGTCGAAGGACACCTGTCTTCTACAACCTTACCAATCTGCTGCTCAAATCCAAAACTGGATGTATGCTGTGGGCATGGGAGGTCTCCGTTTAACGGGTGGCATCCCTGTGTTGCAGAACTTCTATCAAGCGTACATGAGGTACGGGAAACCTGGTCGACAACCGGAG